GGTTCTCCGTCACCTCATACCGATACTGCCCTTTCTCCAGTGCGCCCAATGTGAACGCGAATTTGTCGTACCTGCTCTCGTAGCTGCTCAGGTTGTCAACGGCGTTGATGTATATGTCCGTGGCTTCCAGCGTCGCCAAGTTCGTCAGCCGTAACCGGTAGACCGTCGCACTGTTCGCCCGCTCCGTCCACGTCACCGCTATCGTGTTGCTTTGGCTCGCCTTGAGGTATAGCATGAAGTTCTTTTATTGAAATATCCCTTGCCACGTTTTTATACAAATTGAACCGCCGCCGCGTGATCTCGTCAATGTCCAGCCGCTTCTGCATCTTAGCGGTCAGCCTATCCGCCATCTCGCGAACCATCGCTGGCTCGTTGATCATTGCCTTCATCGACTTATACCACTTCTTCGGCTGCTTCTCGTCGACCAGCACGCCATCCCAGCCATCTTGGATGCAATCGGCATACATGCAGACGTTGCTGGCGATGATTGCCTTGTTCATCCACGCGGCCTCGGTCACCTTCAACTCCGACTTCAACCTGTTGAATTTATTGTCGCGAAGCGGCGCAAGGGCAACATCAACGAAGTTGTAGCCACCAACGTAGCTGTAAATATCCGCCGCCTGTATGCGTCCGTAGTTGTTGTTCTTGCCTTTGTTGCTAAAGACCTGCTCATACTGCTGATAAATCGGATTCCCCTCATTCCACCCGGCTAAATACAGCATGTAGCGGCCTTCCAGCGAAAGGTCATCGCAGAGGCGCGACAATGGAAGCTCCAGCAACGCCACGTCCTCCGTGTGTTGCGCAGCACCGAAGTAGCCGAAGCGCAGTCGCTCGCTCTTGGTAGGTTGCGGCTTAAATTGGTCGTACAACAGATGCGGCACGTTTTCGCAGATCGTCACGTTTTTATTCAGCTTGACAATCTCATCGCGTAGGTACGTCGTTGTCGTGATAATCGCATCCGCAAGTTTTACGTGTTCAGCGACGATGGCAGACATGTTGGTGTCGTGGTAGTGCTTGTAGAAGCTATGCCCAGTTCCCAAGTGCCAGTAGTCGTCCATGTCCAGAATGATCTTCGCGCCGTACTGGCGCAGGATGTCAGCGACAGGCTTGACCGCCTCAATCGGCCCTGCAATCCAAGTGCGGTTGTATAGAAACAGGTCAATCGTTCGCAGTTCTTCGTCGCTCATGGTGCGCACGTCCGCGATACTCACGAACTCGGCTTCGCTGCCGAACATCTCATGCACCCGGCTTGAAGGCATCTCCAAGCGGTAGTAGCTGCACCCGGTGGGATGCTGATTGTAGACGATACATACACGCATAGAGCAAAGTTAGGGCAAAAAAAAGAACCCTGCGCCACCAATTCGCAGGGTTCACCAACCAACCAAAATCTATGCTAATATACGTTATCCTTCGAGCGTTTGCGTCGATGAGGTGACTGCATTTGCCGCGGCAGCCGTAACCTCAACGCATGGCTCTTCTTCCATGCCAGTCAGCGTTAACTCATAGCCGTTGCGGTCACCCATCGCCGTACCTGTCTGCGACGTTCCAGCACTTACTTCGATGCCGTTGTTCTTGCCAAGTAGCCAATACTTGCCATTTCTATCTTTGACGATAGCCATCATGCGCGCAGTAGTGACCAGCCTCAACTCGTTGCGCACTGCCTGCTGAAGCTTGTTGATAACAAGCGTAGCCTCCTGCTGATAAAAGACCGTGCCGTTCTCGGTCGATGCGTTTATCGTTTCAGTGAACTGGCCGACACCTTTCGGCAGTTCGTATTTGTAGAAACCGCTGACGCCTGCACCTGTTGTGCCGCTGCCAACGCTTCCAGTTATCGCCGTCACCTGCGACGACGCGTTAGTGACTATACTTGTAACCGCCGTGAATGGCGCAAGCCTAATCTCCGTGATGCCGCCCACATTGTCGCGGCATCCTAATTTATATCCAGTTGTTAGAGCGCAAGCCATATCTAAAAAGAAAAGAAGCGGGGAGGGTTGCCCCTCCCCACGTCATCAGCCTGCAGGTGTAGTCGCGTTCGACGCCTTGTACAACACCATCTGCTCGGGGAATGCGAACTGCACGCCGTACTTAAACGCCGCTTGGAAGCGCACTTGGTCGTTGTCATACGACGCCCAGATGCGGAATTGGTCTTCGTCGCTCAACAAGTCAGTGCCGTAGTACAAATTCTCCAGCGACGTCGCAACGATCCTGCGCGTGTTGTTCATACCATTGACCGCAACGATCTTGAGGTTTGTGCCGGGGTAGAACATCTCGCCGTTGCCAAGCTGCCCGAGGTCGCCCTGATACAGGTTCAATCCTACCAGCTTATTGGCCAACAAGCGATATACATCCCATCCGCAAAAGGCAACGAGGTCAGGCTTGCTGACAATCGCAACAGGGATGTTTTGGTAAACGTTCTCAAAGGCCGAAACAACTGTTGCGTCGCTGAACGCAGCACCTGCCAATGATGACACGATAGACGCAGATGCAGTCGTTTTCTCCATGAGGTGCAGAAGTCCTACGGTCTTGTTCAACGTAGCGTCACCGCTTATTGTAGCCGACCCTCCAGTCCATCCAGACGCGCCTGTCGCCGATGTCGACTGCCAAATAGCAGTTTCGATGTTGGCGGCGATCTTCTTCGCCTTCTGCGTCGCGAACGCCTGCTCGAATGGCACACCTTCGTAGTTGCTGCCTTGCGAAAGCTGTGTGGCAAGCCACTTGGTCTCCAGCTCGCGAGGACACAACTCCTCTTGCACCTTGACACGAGCAACGCTGATGACGCGCTGGCTGAACGTGGTTGTGCCGTTGGCGTTCCATGCACACGCTGTGGCCGATTGAAACACGGCGTCGGTGTCCATAAGGTTCAACGCCTCTTGATTTTTTACGCCCACGCGCTTCTGCATGAGCGACTGCGTTTTCGCGTCGAAAACGGCAGTGGTCAACAACGGGAGCTTATTCTGCTCAACGTAGTCGGTTAGTCCTCCGATTGAAAATGACATAGTTTATTTTTTTAGGGTTTTTAGGGTTTCATTCAATTCTGCAATTCTGCTGGCGCGGCTCATCTTCACCGACTCCACAACAGCGTCACTTGCTCTTTTCTTGGGTGCAGCCGTCGGCATCTGCGCCAACGCTGACAGTGCCGTGTCAATGGTGCTGAAACGAGCGGCGTTAGCTTCTACCTCTCCGCCCATCTTCGCCATCAGTTCCTCGACCTTTGCAGCCAAGGCAGCGATAGCCGCCTCCATAGCTTGCATCCTTTCCTCATGCGGATCAGCAGGCATATCTTCGCCTTCGGGTGCTACTTCAATCTCTACCTCTTGCGCCTCAACAGCTTCAGGTGCAGCTGGTGCCGGTGCAGCGTCGCCGATCTCGACGATCTTGCCGCCTTCGGTAGTCACAACGCCAACTTCGGGGATTGAGTGCGCGCCATCAGGGGCTGGCAACAGTCCCTCTTCGGTGACGACGTAAACGAGCGTGCCAACGGCTAACTCGCCATCAACGCGGATCATCGTGCCATCTTCAAGTTTGTAGTCGCTGAACGCCAACGGCGCTGCGGCTGGCGCTGGTGCAGCACTGAAGCTGCGCAGCACGCGGGTTAACTCTGAAATTCGATCTGATAGGTTCATATGGTTAAATATCGTTTGGTTTGATAGTATGCAAAAAACTTTCGAAGGCTTCGGCAAACTCCGCCATCGCCACCTCTATCTCGCTGTCGGTAGGCTGCATCCCGAAGTAGCCTTCGATTGAAAAACCGGTGAACTGGTCGCGCTCCTCCCACACTTTGTCGTTCTCAACTTTGAACGATCCAAACCAGCTGCCATCCTTCGCGTCTTCGTAGCCCTTGGGTGGGTTGATGCCGCGCTCCCTGTCGATCAGGTAACTCTCAAACATATACACGCCATCAATGGCGGTGCTGTGTTCAGCGTTGACGTTATGCTGGTTGCCCTGCTTGAAATACTTCTGCACCATCTTGCGGATGGTTTCCTTTTGGAATATTACGAAGTACTCGCCCCTCGTTTTGTCGCGGCGGATGATCGGTGTATCTGCCAGCATCAACGGCCCTGTCAGCACGCGCTTCTCGCCTGTTTCGGTGAACCGCATCTTTTCTTTGCTGAAAGCCTGAAATGGCCGCTCAATGGCAGGCGATTCAACGAGCGCGACGTAGCTGACGCCTTCGTCAACTTCGTCAATGGTCATCAGGTAAACTGGTAGTTCCATAGCCTTAAATATCATCAGTT